CTTCATATAGTGGAGCCAGAAGAGAAGAATTGGCTATGATAAATGCAGAAATTGTGGATATAAATAGACCAGCATATAGAAGAGTCAATGGTTTTGTTAAGGATGAAGATTATGATGACCCAAAGTTACCAAGAGGAATTTATTCTCGTTCTGATTCCATGAAATCCATAATTGGTCCCTATGTGAAATTGATTGAAGAAGCTGTATATGAGTTGCCAAATTTCATTAAACATGTTCCTGTTGCTTCAAGAGCCAAATACATGTATGACATGTTATACAAAAAGGGCCGCCGTTATTTGGAAAGTGACTATATATCTTTTGAATCACTTTTTGGTGTAGAACAAATGGAAGCAATGGAATTCCCCCTTTATGATTATTTATTGTCTGAGCTTCCCAATGGTCCCGAGATAGCCATATTGATGCGAAAAACATTTTCAGGTGCAAATGTTGTTGAATTTAATGCTTTAACTTTGTATCTTGAAGCCAATAGAATGAGTGGGGAGATGACTACAAGTGTAGCCAATGGGTGGTCGAATATGATAATGATGCTTTTCATATTGAATGAAAATGGAGTAGACTGGAGAACTGTTGATCAAGTGGATGAAGGTGATGATGGGCTCACTGCTATTGACAGTTACGTACCAACTGTTGAAGATTTTGCGGAATTGGGTTTCAGTATAAAATTGACTCTGCATGATAATCTGAATGAAGCTAGTTTTTGTGGGATGATCTATGATATTGATGAGGAGATTGTTGTTAGGAATCCATTTAATTTGTTAGCTGGGTTATTTTGGACAAATAGAAAATATGTTTCTTCTAGTGATACTGTGTTGAAAGGATTATTCAGATGTAAGGCCTTAAGTTTGTTGTATAGTTATCCAGGATGCCCAATAATCTATTCTGTAGCCAAATGGATGACTAGAGTTTCTGAATCTTTTGGAACTGCTAGGGTTGAAGCCATGGGATCTAGATACATGCAAGAATTGTTTTTGTTGAACCAAGATTATTATTCAATGAACAAAAGCAAATTTCATAAGGAAGTTGGACCAGCAACTAGGAACTTAATGGAAAAAATGTATGGTGTTACAACTGAACATCAAATTTTGATAGAAGAATATTTTGATAGAAAAACTGACTATGACATGATTTCTTGCCCAATATTGGAATCATATATGCCTGAGAAATTTAGACGTTTCTACGACACATACACAGAGGAGTGCGATGTATGTGACATGGATGAAATTAAATATACGGTTAAGACCTACTCATATGATGAGAATTTGGACGTTTGGGATGACGACGAAGATACTTGGTTCCATCCTGATGAAGTTAGAAAGGATGAAGTTAAAATGGATTGGTATAAAGACTGCATGACGATCAAGCACGATAAAAAGAGAGACATCATTATCAAGGAAGAGAAAATGGATGAATCTTATGACACAGATGAAGACCTGAATGATTGTTTTGAAGACATGGGTCTCCCCAAAATAGAATTGGATCGGGATGATGTAGTAGAATTTGATGAAGAGCTTTTTAATTTGGATGGTACGCTAAAACGTTTTGAATTGTTGGATGATTCTGATTCTGATGATTTTATGGTGAAGGGAAGAGATCTAGAGGCTGGAAAAGGTTGGAATTTTGAAAATCCTGGTGTAGATAACTTTCTAAAGCAAATCAATGACCAAGTAGATAGGGAAATTTGGGAAGATAAGTTTACCAAACCTTTCAACTTGTTTGGAGTGTTACAAAATCTTTGGACCAAGGTTAAGATATTTGGTAGGAAGAAGCTCAGACCTGGGGGATCTGGTTTTATGGTGTTTTTGGAAACACCCTTCGAAATAATAAGGGGAATATTTCAAATGCAACGAAATAATAAATCCAAAAATTCGAAGAGAGGCAAACTTTCCAATAGGAGAAATGCTAATCGCAACAATGTAAATTTACCTAAGAGAAAAATTAAGAAACAAAATAGACCTAGG